TGCTTTTATGGGGAATCAGGTAGGCACACAAAGTGCAATTATGGTTTCATCAACGGCGCAGGCAACATTGACAAATACAATTCGCCAATTTATGTCCGATCCTGTTTTTCAATCAGCCGGTGAAGTGGTGCAATCAAAAATGTTGCGACAAAAATTTGATGGGTTGGCTGATTATCAAGCACGTAGGATTGTTAGAACGGAGGCAACAAATGCCGCCAATTATGCAACGGAACAAGCAGCATTGAATTTGTTTCCGGGTGCTGATATGACCAAAACTTGGAAATCAGGATTTGATGCAAGGGTGCGAGATGCACACAGGGCAGCCAATGGACAGGTTGTGCCATTTAATAGTAAATTTTCGGTTGGTGGTGAATCATTACAAAGACCGGGCGATCCTAATGGTTCAGCAAGCAACGTAATCAATTGCCGTTGTTCAATGATTGTATTGCCGATAGATGGAGCAAATACAATTGGCACACCAATTACTGATTTAGGATTTGGAATTGCACAGGCAACCATAATTGATGCAATAAATAGTGCTGAAATAATAACAGGTGCAACAGGTGCAATTGTGGCTGAGGAAAATTTGGGCGGATAAAATTAATTTTTGTATTCCATTTTCTAATTAGCAATTTGACTAATTTTGAGCAAAAGAAAGGTTATGATTTACAAACAAACATCCATTGGGATTGATGACATTGATGAGGCAAACGGTATTGTTTCTGGATATGGTTCAATTTTCGGCAATATTGATTCAGACAATGACATCATTTTGCAAGGTGCATACACCAAAACATTATCTGAAAACGGATCACGTGTAAGATATTGCAACCAACACAGAATTGATCAGCCATTAGGTAAATTCACAGAATTACGTGAGGATAGCACAGGATTGTATTTTGTTGCGGAAGTTCCAAAAACAAGAATGGGTGAGGATATTTTGTTGTTGATGAAAAATGGTGTGATCACGGAAAATTCCGTTGGTATTATGCCAATTGTAAAGAATTACAGACAGGATGGTGTGCGTGAATTAAAAGAGGTGAAGTTGTATGAAATTTCGTGCGTTACATTAGCCGCAAACCCAATGGCATTGATTACAGATGCAAAGGGTGAAATTGATCAAAATTTATTGGCAAAACGTTTTGATGTTTTAGCCAAAATGATAAAGAAAGAAAACGTATCCGATGAATTAGGATACGCAATCGAAGGTGAGTTGATGAAATTGAAATCATTGTTTATGGATGTAACCACACGGCCGGCAGAAATTGTCACCGTGCCGGAAGTTAAACAGATGGAGATTTCCGAAATATTTTCATATTTAAACAAACAAATTAAGTCAAAATAAGATGACAGAAGAAATCAAAAATCAATTAGATGAATTAAATTCAGCTATTGATAGCCGTATCGCAAAAGCGGAAGGCCAAGCAGTTGCATCAGCAACAGGAAAAGCGGATGAATTATTAAAATCCGAAATCAAGAATTTAGAAACTAAATTCACAGAAATCCACAGCCGTATTGATGCAGCAGAGGTTGCAGCAAAGAAAACAGCATCAGGAGCAAACGCACAATCATTCAAACAATCTTTGGTTGATGGTATCACAAAGGGTGGTTTAGATGGTTTGATTAATGGCAACAGCCGTTCAGCTAAATTTGAGATCAAAGCAGGCGATATGACTGTGGCGAATTCATTTACAGGTGAGGTTATCCCTGCACAATATGTTCCGGGTATTAAGTACGATCCAACGCGTCCGGTACACGTTCGTCAATTATTGGCACAAGGTTCAACAACATCTGAGGTTGTTCGTTATGTACGTGAATCAGCATATGATAACGGTGCAGCAGCAACAGCACAGGGATCAACATTGACTGAATCAGATTTCGAATTGACTGCATACGATGCAAACGTTCAGAAAATCGGTACTTATTTCCGTATTTCTGAGGAAATGTTAGCTGATACCCCTCAATTGACATCATACCTTGCAGCACGTGCGCCAGAGAAATTATTAACGGTTGAGGATACACAATTACTTTATGGTAATGGAACTGCACCAAACATTTCTGGTATTTCTACATCAGGTGCAACAGCATTCTCAGCAGGGGCATTTGCAGATGCAGTTACAGCAGCAAATCAGTTTGACGTTTTAACCGTAGCAATCAACCAATTAGCATTGGTAAACTACCGTCCTGATTACATTATGTTGAATCCAACAGATTTCAACAAAATCCTTTTATTGAAGGCTACTACAAACGAGTATTTGCAAGAGCAAGCGTATATGGGCTTACAACCACAATTCTTAGGAATACCGGTTGTAATCAATACAGCAATCACGGCAGGAACTTACTTAGTAGGTAATTTTGCAATGGCTACTCAATTATGGGTACGTGAAAACCTTTCATTAGAGTTTTTCCGTGAGGATGGAACAAACGTTCGTGATGGTTTTGTGACCGTTCGTTTGGTTGAAAGAATTGCATTAACTAACTACGCACCATTGGCAATTGTTAAGGGTGTATTTGCAACGGACATCGCTGCAATCGGGGTTTAGTTTTAATACCGATTCAAATTAAGAGAGGCCACCTAAATTTTGGGTGGCTTTTCTTTTTATATTTGTTCAAAAAATAGCACAATTATGGGCAAAGTTTTAATGAAAAAAACGGTATTTGATAACAAAACAGGATACCATAGAGCCGGTGAAATCATAATGGTTTCGGCTGATGTTGAAAGACATTATTTAGCACATAACTACGCAGTTAAACCAGAGGAAGAAACACCGATTGTTGAAATTGCAGAAACCAAAGTGGAGGCCGTAGAGGTTGAAACCAAAGAGGAAAAAATAGTTTACAAGACAAAAGGCAACAAAGCAAAAAAGGATGCGGCAGATCAAGATTAATGATGTAATTGGTGTTCCAATTATTTCACGTGCAGATGCAAAAAATTACATCCGTATTGATACAACGGCAGATGATACGTTGATTGATATGATGATTGAGGCAGCGCACACAGCGGCTGAAAATTATATGAGCCGGGATATTATCGCAAAGGAACGCACATATTATTTGGATTATTCTGATTCAGGTTTTATTGATGTTCCATTTGGGCCGGTGGCATCTGTTGATGATGTAACCGTGAAAGGCATTGCCGTATCATTTACCGTTTACGGATTAGGTGATCCAATTGTCGAAATTACCCCATTTGGATCAAACATTAAAATTGATTTCACAACGGAGGGAATGAATGATGGCCTATTAAAACAAGCATTGTTGATGATGGTTTCCACATATTATGATAATCGTACAGATTTCGTGACAGGAATGACCGTGAATGAAGTTCCAAGCGCATCCGCTAAATTATTGGATGGCATAAAATCTGTATTTATCTAATGGCAACAAGCAACAACGCATCAATTTTAAAACAACGGATTCTGATTAAACGTTTATCACGCACATCAGATGGATTTGGTGGCACAACACCGGGCGGATATGTAACCATTGACACCGTATGGTGCAGGGTGCAGGAAACCAAAGGGCCAATTGATGAAAGAATGGGAATCAGGTTGAAATCAACGGAAATTGAAATCACAATCCGAAAGGAAACGGCCGATTTGATTGCCAATGAGGATGTGTTGCAAGTTGAAGGATTACCGGCATTATATCGCATTAATTCCGGATTTCAAACATTTGAGAATTTCTGGGTTAAAATGACAGCCACAAAAATTGAGGGATAATGATAAAAATTCGGGTAGATTCGAATCAAATTTTGATGCTACGCAAACAGATTGCGGATTTAAAATATTTTGCAGGGCAAGAATTATCCAATGAATTAACAACGACAGCAGCAAAGGCGGTTGGTCGAATGAAAGAAACAGCACCACACGATAATGGTAATTTGCGTAAAACAATTTCATTTGAAAGGCAAAATGATTCCAATGTGGCAATTATTGCTCGTGCGCCATATGCACCATATGTTGAATTTGGAACAGGTCGTGGTGTAACGTTAAAATTTTTGCAAGAAGCCGGATTCCCATCATCGTATGCGGAACAATTTAGAGGCAAAGGAATAAGGAAACAAAATATGTATGCAAGGCCGTTTTTTTTCCCTGCAATACGTACAGAAATGAGATTGTTGAATATTAGATTGTACAACAAATTAAAAAAATTGACTAAATAATGTTAGAACCGATACAATTTATCCGTAAGGCAATCATCACACGTTTGACAAATAATGTGGTGATTGGTGGTGTGACATTTGGTGTTTATAACCGTGTGCCATCAACAGCATCGTTTCCATACATTTTGGTGTATTCTGTTTCATCCGATGAAACCGATTTTAATCAATCATCGTATATTACAGAAACAATCACACGCATTGAGGTGGTGACACGTTTTCAATCTGATTCAGGCGGTGAAATCACAGCCAACAGCGCAATCAATAGAATTTTAGAATTAATTAGAACACGATCAAACGGATATTTTGATTTGTCTGCGGATGGATTCAATGTATTTACGTGCGTAAAGGAATCATCAACATACATTGTGGATGATGAACCAGATCACACGTATTTTCGTGGTATTGTAGAAATAAGCAACAAAATCCAACAAACAATTTAAAATGGAATTAAGGGATGCCATTATTGGCCTAGCATCATCATCAGTCACGGCATTCATATCGTGGATATTAGGGAAACGCAAAGAAAATGCGGACATCAGTACAATACAATTAGAAAATTCCCAACGTGTGATTGATATGGTTACCCAAATGAATGAAAAGTTGGAGGCAAAGGTTGATCAATTAAGCAAAAAGGTTGATGAATTAACGGTTGAAATTGAAAACCTGCGTGAAGAAAATCACAAATTAAAGCACGGAAAACCTGTAAAAAAGAAAGAGGAAAACGAATAATGAAAGATCAAATCACATTGGACAGAATCAAATTAATGCACCCAAAATTGCGTGCAGAAGTTGCGATAATTTACTATGAAATTGTGAACGCATTAAGAGGTAAAGCATTTTGCAGATTTACGCACACGTTGCGCACATTTAAGGAACAAGAGGCGATATTC